CTCTCACCGCGGAAGCAGGAGTGAGGAAAAGGTTTGCCATGAAACCTCCCGTAGCTGATCGGAAGCTGCTACGGAAATTCAAGAAGTTCGTGCATGGCAGGGTCAGGAAGATGTTTGGTAGGATTAGTCCAGAAGAGGCATTCGATTTTGAAGATTGGTTACAAAATACGGACTATCCGCTTTGGCGAAAGGAGGAATTGAGGAAAGTCAACAAGGAAATCCACGATGTAAATAACCCTGATTACAAACTTGTTGAATCGTTCATCAAGGACGAATGTTACCCAGAGTACAAACATGCCCGCCCGATCAATGGCCGTTGTGACGCGGCCAAGTGTATTATAGGTCCGGTGGTTAAGAAAATGGAGGAGATAGTGTACCAACATGAGAGTTTTATCAAACATGTTCCAGTCCCGGAGCGCCCAGATTACTTGAAGAAGTTTTATGTTGCCGGGGCCAAGGTGTGCGAGACCGATTATAGTTCGTTTGAAGCAGTCTTCGTGAAGGAACTCATGGAGGCAGCCGAAATGCAATTGTATCGGTGGCTCTTGTCCCAGCACCCGGAGCGTGGTTGGATTTTGAAATTCATGGAGGAGACATGGTTGGGAAGGAATCGGTGTCGTTTCAAGTTTTTTGAGGTTGATATTGGAGCGACTAGGATGAGCGGGGAGATGAACACTTCCTTGGGCAACGGCTTTTCTAATTTGATGTTCATGGAGTTCATGTGCAAAGAGAAAGGCTCATGTTGTAGAGGAGTTGTGGAAGGAGATGATGGTCTGTTTTACATCCAGGGTCCTATTCCTGAACCCAGTGACTTCGAAAAATTAGGATTGATTATCAAGATGAAAGTCCACGAAGCGGCAGAAATAAGTAGCTTTTGTGGTATGGTGTATGATCCCGAGGTTGAAGCGATCTTAACTCATGGTATAAAAGCCATGGTTAATTTTGGTTGGACTTCGAGTGAGTACGCTCTTTCATCGGATAAGAAGATCAAAAGTCTTCTAAGAGTCAAGTCACTTTCATTAGCGTACCAATACCCGGGGTGCCCAATTTTGGATGCCCTAGCGAAGTACGGATTGCGGGTTACCAGGGGGGCGCGGATAATGGATGTAATTAACAAAACTCGTTCCTCTTATCAAAGAGAATGGTTATTGAAATTGCCGAGGGACGAGAAAGACATTGTGTGGAGGCCAGTAGACATGAGATCCAGATTGTTA